AGGGTAAAACTCCTGGAGCTCGGACTAATTGAAGAGGAAGTGGAGGCTATTTTGGGACCAGAGCCAAAGGTTATTGACGAAGATATCACCAATCTAGACCCGGTTACGCTGGAGCCAGTCGTTGAGGAACCAGTAGTCGAGTCCGTAGTCGAACCCGTAGTCGATCCCGTAGTCGAACCCGTGGTAGAGCCCGTAGTCGAGCCCGTGGTAGAGGATGAAGCTGCTGAATAAGTGCGCGGTGTGCACTAGCCCTCTCGTAGACGTAATCAACCGAAAGATGTCAGAGGGGATCTCGGATATTAAGGTTTCTTCATGGTTGAAGGATGAGAATCAGTATATAAGCAGGATCACCCTGGGAAATCATAGACGCCAGCATACCTCGCCTGAGCACATCAAGGCTCGTAGGGACCTGGCAAAGAATATCCAGCAGGCGGTGAAAGTGGAATCTTCCAACGGAGACCTCGCTAAGCTGGTCAGCCACTACGTATACAAAATGGTAGAGAACGGGGATGTGATCCCCACCCTGTCGGAGGGTCTACGAGCACAGGAGATGATCGACCGACGCAAAGAGAAAAGCGCTGACCGTGAACTGGCCATATCGATGGCCGAGATCTTGGGTGGCGGGTATTTGGTAGAAGGTACAGCAATGGAGGTTATGGATGAGCAAGGAGCTTAAGTCCACTCTTGCGTCATGGGGACGCTCGTTCGTAGCTGCATGCTTGGCGCAATGGATTGCGCTCGGTGGCAGCGCTTTTGACTCGGACGCTAATACGTTCAAGTCAGTCGTGTCAGCCGGCTTGGCTGCAGTCCTGCCGGTGGTACTACGCTGGCTTAACCCAAACGATAAGTCGTTTGGATACAAGGGAGAAGAAGAAGATGCCCAAGACTAAGAAGGTTGGCGTTAAGGACGCCGCCAAGGTAGAGGTAACAGGAAAGGTCGCTGGCAAGGGCAAGGCAGCTCTTAAGGCAGACCTCAATAAGCTTGTTGCGTTTACACGGGGAAACAAGTTCAAGGCCATGACGGGCAAGAAGCGCGTCTGGGCACAAATTGACAACTACCGCGTTGCTCTTGGTACACTCAAGCAAGGAAAGCGAAAGTCAATTAGCCAGAACAACCCAACAGGTGCTACTACCTATGGCAAGGGAAAGACCAAGGTTGCCAAGGAAAAGGGGTTTTCAATTGACGCTGGCCGTGGAGGCGGAGCTAAGTCAGCACAGCGTCCCTCAGCAGCTGGCAAGAAGACTGCAACCGGGCCATACGTTACGCCCACAAAGCGTGAGCCTAATAAGTATTCTCCTCGCAGCACAATGGAAGCTACTGTAACTGGCCGTGAGACTCCTGGGGCTAAGAGCGATTACACTAATCGCCCTAAGCCTGCAGCGAAGAAGCCAGCTCCAAAGAGGACTGGTGGCCGATAATGCCAGGTAAGAAGAAGATGCCAGCCTTCCTTATGGAAATGTATGGCAAGAAGTCAAAGGTCAAGGGCAAGTCTCCAGTAAAGGGAAAGAAGCTTGCCAAGGGTGGAAAGACCCTTCGTGGGACTAACAAGTCCGGACAAAGGACCGCAGCTCAACGTGGCTAAGCCAGGCCTTTACGCCAACATCCACGCTAAGCGCAAGCGAGGCGAGAAGATGAGGAAGCCCGGACAGAAGGGTGCTCCTACCGACAAGGCCTTCAAAGACTCTGCTAAAACTGCCAAGAAAGGCAAGAAGAAGTAATGCCAAAGACAGCTGCCTGGACCCGAAAAGAGGGAAAGAACCCAGCCGGTGGTCTAAATGCTAAGGGGCGTGCCAGCTATAAAGGCGGCACGCTCAAGGCCCCTGTTAAGTCAGGGGACAATCCGCGTAGGGCTTCGTTCCTGGCTCGCATGGGTAACATGCCAGGGCCGGAGCGGGACTCAAAGGGACGGCCCACGCGGTTGCTACTCTCGCTTCAGGCGTGGGGGGCAAGCAGCAAGGCTGACGCTAAGGCAAAGGCTAAAGCGATCAGCACAAAAAACAAAAACCGAAAGTCCGTTGCACGAGGTAATGTAAAGTAGTGAATCTTACCAACGAGATTGCTAAGGACCTGGCGAGGGGAAGAGTCGACATCGGCTTCTTTGCTTCTCGCTGGCTTGGCATCGAGTTGAACCCAGGCCAGCTTGCCTGGCTTGAGGGGATTTCAGCACGGGATGAATCAGGATACCGACCTAAGTACCTGACAACTGTGTGCTCTGCTGGAAACCGAGCCGGTAAAACTCTAGGGATGGCAGTGGGGATTCTCCACTCAGCCACCTACAAGCTCGGACTCCGAGTCCCTGTACAGGGAAGCAAGGAAGACGCTGAGCGATGGTCTAATGAGCCGTACGAGTGGTACCACATCGGCATTCAGCAGGAGACAGCAGAGCTAGTTCACCGAGAACTGTCGATGCTATTCCAAGGATCCCACCCGGCCCAGAAGGGACGTGGATGCCCCATCACCAAGGAGATTGGACCGGTCTACATCTTCGACAAGAAGTACCGTGGAGAGTACCTATGGGTACGAGTTCACCCGGTTTTCGGTGGTGCGAACATCCACTTCCGCACAACGCAGGACAAGGCAAAGGCACTGCTGGGAAAGGACATGAATGGAATCTCCTTTGACGAGGCAGCTTTCGAGCCCCACTTGCTAATGATCTATCAGGAGGTCCTAAACCTTCGACGCCTGTCAACCGGGGGACAACTGCACTTCATCGGTACCCCAACCGAAGGAATCAACGACTACTCTGACTTGTGGGAACTGGGAAACCCAACCAACCCAAACCGAGATGAACAGTTCTTTAGCTTCCGACTTTCGACCAGAGACAATGTAGGATACGGGCTCAACTCAGACACCTTTGAGTCTATCCTGAGGCAGCAGGCAGAATACTTGGTTCCTCAAAACATCGACGGGTTCTTTATCGAGTCAAGAGACTCCTACTTCAATTCAGACATGGTGGATAATTCATTCGTAGAACTCGACGAAGAAACTCAGCCAGTCAAGACGCGACGCTACGCGCAGGGAGTAGACCCAGGCATCTCATCAGACGCCACGTGGGCAATTACGATTGACTACACAGAGCGAGAGTTTTTGGCAGGGGTACGATGCAAGCGCAAGACCGGCAAGCAGACTATACCTGCGGTAATAAATATGGTGCGGGAGGGGCACTTACTATATGGCCAGGAAGGATCATACTGCACGACCATCGTGGACTCCACGGGGTTTGGCGGCAAGCTGTTCCGACAAGAGTTCAGCATCATAAAGCCACTTAGGGACTATGACTTTGGCGGAACCCGAGCTAAGAAGCTCGAGCTGCTGGGTGACCTAAAGGCGGTGATTGACCGTGGCCAGCTGAAGCTCCCTCGCAAAGGCGTATGGATGCAAGTCCGACGCCAGCTGCTTGGGTACAAGCTGGACGATAAGAAGCTAGAGACAGACGCCGTCATGGCGCTTGCACTGGCTGTAAGACACGCGACCAGAAATCCATCGAACCCGGTCGAGAAGCCCGTGTTCAGCTACTTTGGGGAGATATTGAATGCCTAAGGACAAGCTAAAGAAGCTTTCTGGCTCGTTTGTAAACGGCAAGGAAGTTCCATCAATGATCACGACCGATCCTAGTGTCGTGACACCAGACATAATTGCTGGTATCAAGGACGCTATGGCTCGTGCCCGCAGGGACATACGTGGCGCTGAGCAGACAAACATCAAGTCTACTGGAAAGCCTGTAAAGGCTTCGCTCGAGGCGGCGTCGACTACCCGACGAGGTAAGCGACAGCCTGTGCCTAGCGCGGTTAAGAACCGTTCCGCCAAGCCAGCAGGCAAGGGGATTAAGACTGTCTCCAACATGATCGTCTCGGGTGGGCGAGTACGATCCACCAAGATCAACATGCCTAACGAGAAGATGCCTTCTCTTAACGCTTTGCAGCGCAGGGCTCTCAGCATGGAGAAGCAGCGCTTGAATGCTGTCGGAGAGGTTGCTGAAGAGAACGAATACTACAACGTAATGGCCGAGGCCATGAACAAGAAGCAGCTGGTTGAGCCAGAGCAGAACCGAATGCGGGCTCTGTACCGACGATACGATCACTACTTCCACCCTCAGACATTCACACTAGGTGGTGCTGACCACTGGGCTGAGGACCCGAGCGCACGTCTGTCAGGTAGATCTCACGTATCGGTCAACGTGCACGCGTCGTACGTTCAGATCCCTGCATCTCTGCAGGCAGTCACACCTGTGGTTAACTATGTGCCAACTGGCCCAACCACCGAAGAGAGAGACCAGGCCTCACGCCGAGAGCGTCTCTTCTACGCATGGTGGGATGCTAACGACATGGACCTGCGCCTCGAAGAGGCCGCTCTCCTAAAGTCCCTATACGGTACGACGGCTGGCAAGGTATATTGGGACCCAATAAAGAAGATGCCACGAGTCCAGATCGTGGACACGCCGGAAAACCTGTACCTTGGGTACGGAACCTCTGACTATACACGAGTAGACTGGGCAATCTACAGCTACGGGCTATCGCCTCAGGCTGCGATGGAAGACTACGGCATCAACGTAATCCCGGTACGTGATGGCGAGCAGTGGTTCCCATACACGTCGGCCAGCACGCACGACGACCCTATTGCCAGCATCTACCTGAACAGCTACCACCGAGATCCGGTACGGTACCAGACGGCGTACGACCAGATGAAGATCGAGGTCATGGACTACTGGTACAAGCACCCGACAACTCCTGGCAAGCCACCGCTGGTCTGCAACGTCATCATCGTCGGCAACACAATTGTTAAGAAAACTGAACATCCTGAGCTCGAAGGAGTTATTCCTTACATCATGCTCCGGAACAGCATGATCCCTGGCAGCCCTTACGGAAAGCCAGAGCTCTATGACATTGAGCAGTTGCTCCGAGAAAAGGACGAGAAGATAACCGCCCAAGCACAAATGATCCACTCTGTTGTCGGAGGACAGATGTGGCAGCTGGTTGGCGCTGAAGCTCCGGATGAGGTTCCTGCCAACGCTATCCCGAAGCCAAACCAGGTCGCTACCCCTGGGGCAGGAAACCGCATTGAATCCATCAACCCGTTCATCCCTCAGTTCCAGGTCGAAGACTATAACAAGCGAATCGACCGAGAGCTGGCAGTGGTGTCAGGGCTTAACGACTTGCTTCTCGGGCTCGCCCCGTCGAGCGTTCTCGGATCTAGCCGGGCAATTGCGCAGCTCATGGCAAACTACGAGGCAAGGATTTCTCCGAAGCGAAAGATCCTCTACGCGTGGATCCAGGACGTATGGGAAGTTTGTGCACGAATGTGGGAAATCAAGGATAAGGCAGTGTCAAATATCCTTGACGGTGAGTACTCGATTGCGATTACCCCGCCTGAGCTCACACCACGTGACACCATCGAGCTTGCACAGACAGCTATCAACATGGTACAGAACAGGCTTTGGAGCTCTGAGCGTGCCATGGACCGAATGGGTGTAACCGACCCAGAGGGAGAGAAGGACCTGATCCGCGACGAGCAGACAGACGCAACTCTCAACCCTGCTGCAGTACAGACGATGGCCACACTGATCCAGATGTTCAACCAAATGCAGCAACAGGCCCCTCAACAGGCCATGCAGCAGTCGGAGGCAGGACGAGCCAGCGCCCTTGAGGCTATGGCAAGCCTGAACCCGCCTGCCCCAGGAAGCGAGATGCTCAACTCTCCTAGCGAGCAGGGCAACCCGCCACCTGAGGCACTACCAGAAAACGCACAGCCCGGGGCAGCCGAACTGGCAGCGCTCCTTGGAGGTAATGAATAATGGCACGACGAGGACGATTCGGTAGGGCTGGTACAACCCAGAACCTGACCATGCTTGTGTATCAGATCCAGAAGGAGCAGATGGACAAGGAGCTCCGACTGATTGAGGAAGCCTACCGGGCAAACATGAAAGCCGGTACTTATGTCACACAGTTTAACGGACAAAACGTTGACTCAGAGTACGTGATAGATTACTACAGGTCAATGCTATCTGGCTTCCCATCGGGTTCTACGGAGTATCAGACAATCCTGTCTAAGCTCCAGACCTTTGAGGAGGAGTCCCGGACAGACATCCAAGACCTGGTTATCGACGCGATGACCAAGGGAAGGAAGATTGATTTCGGACTTCTTGGGTCTAACTTTGCCAACAAGGGGATTGCCGAGGTTGAGCTTGTTGACGTACGCAACTGGGCAAACGAAGAGATCCAAGACATGCTTTCGGACGGCAACACAGTTCAAGCAGACAAGCTCAAGGGAGCTGTATTCGTGGCTGGGTTCAACGTTGAGAACGACGGTAAGTCTTCGGCGCTAGACCGCGAGGAGATTAGCTACGGCTCATACGCCAAGTGGCTTAAGGGCCAAATGGAATCAGCGCTTGAGTCAGGGCTTACCAAGAGCAGCGACGCATACCTATCTATCGAGAAGGCCCATGCACAGGCTGTAAAGAACGCCAAGGTGGACGGACAGAACCGAGCCCTTGAAGGATACGAGAAGCAGATTGACAACTCTGTGGGAAAGGTCGACAAGGCCGCGAAGGCGATCATCGACAACTACGTTGCGAACGGGGACGGTATCTTCAACGACACACTCAATAACATATTCGCTAGCCTTTCAGGCGAAGATGCGAACACACCCTACTACTCAGCCATCAAGCAGCTCGCTCTCCAAAAGAGCGGAGATATCCCTGGCGGGTATGAGGCCGTTCTTGGTGCGGCTGGGGATGGGATGGAAACCCTGTTTGGAAGCGCGGTGTCAGAGATGAACACGTCTCTCAACGGAATTCTTAGTGCAGGGTTTGGAGCAGCAGGTGACTCAAACGCCAAGCTTCTACTTGGGAAAGTCCAAGGCCTCGTAGCTAATGGGAACATCTTTGTAAAAGCTAGCGGTATTGAGTTCAACGCTGGCAGGGGATCTAACGTCATGGAGCAACTGGAGACCGGCCTGAAGGGCGCCGGAGCGGTGTTCCAAACCGACGACTCAGGGGTTAGGACATTTATCGGTGGACACCCAGATGCTGTAGAGGCAGAGCTAAACAAGCTAGGCCAAGAACTTAAGGACATACCGGGAGCCGAAGATTACAGCTGGCTTTCCGACCTAGGACAAAAGAGAATATCCCTAGAACTCTTGGACCCAATATTCCAGGATTTCGACCAAGACGGTAGCGGATACGTTGAGCTGACAGAGTTCGAAGATGGCTTCACCGACGCGAAGCTAAACCAGAGAGACTACAATGATGCCATAGGAAGAATGAATACTTTGATGGAGCAGCAGTACAGCCCTTCGGCCACACTGCGACCTTCTGCAGCGATAGGAGCCCTTATCGACATGGCATGGGGCAAGGCTGCGGTAAAGGCTGGGTCCATTATTATAGCAGAACCGAACGGTGCGGTCAAGGTTAGCGACTGGGGAGACAGAAACCCAGCAGGGATAACTCCGGAGATCATGCCATCCGTAAACACTATAAACGGCAAGCAGTCGATTACTTACGTTAAGCCATTAGAGGTTACGCAGGGCGACCAGGGTAACGCAGCAGACCGAGGAATATTCGGAGGGTTACAGGTAAGGGTTTACAGGCTCCCTGGAAACCTTGGGTCTCTGGACAACGTAGGCCAGACCGACGCAATGGTCACAGTTCAGGGGACAATGGACGACGGAACCGGGACAAGGACAAGGACGTTCCAAATCCCGTTCGACCAGTTCGAGCAGTACTCACGGGAGAGAGGCGTAGAGCTAGACTCACTTGGACTAACAAGTCCAGGGGACGCAGCTACTTCTGTAAAGGTATCCTTCACAGACCCAGGGAAAACCGCTAACTCTAGCGGCGCTTGGCTCAATATGTTTAACCCGAACTCGTCATTCTCTATCTTCAGGCAAACAAACACAGACCCAACCAGCGACAACTTTGGTAAGTTGATTGTTTCAGGGGCTGCGTCAAAGAGCGTGGATAACTACAGGTTCTACGGAATTGTAGGATCTGACTCTATGGTTAAGTCAACCCTTCAGTCTGCGTTCACAGACAGGAACTCCATCGTGGCTGAGGCAACAAGGATTGCTGGCAACAAGGGCAAGGAAGCGTTTGACATGGAAGACATCCAAGAGGCAGGTATCAAGCTTGTTGTCGGAGACACGGCTGGGATATTGTCCCAGACAACCATTCGCCAGATGATGCTTCAGAACCCAGAGGTTTTGGCAAACATCCAAAGGAACTTCTCAGACATACGCCCAGCACAGGCAAGGCCGGATACTAATAGGAATGTGGTGACAGGGACGTCCGTGTACGGAGCTTATACTCCACCACCAAAGGACACCTCTGCCCCAGAGTCTCCGTACCTTAGAACGCAAGCAGACACTGGTGTAAGCCCATTCCTGGCAAGCGCATTCCGCAACAAGCCAGAGATGGCCCAGAAGAAGCCTGATCCTATTAGGCAGCGAGAGCTTCCTGAGATCAAGCCAATCGGCGCGGGTGGAAAGCTTACGGCGGCAACGATCAAAACTGTAACCCCTAGGACAGTAACAGTTAAGCCTA